TACTCGACAAAGAACAGCATAGGTATTTCCACGTTCGTAACGGAAACGAATACGTTTCATTTTCTAAGTGCTTTGAGTTCTTATCAGAAAAATTTGATTCAAAAGGTATTTCAGCCGCTATTGCAAGGCGTGATGGAGTATCAGCAGAGTCAGTGCAGGGTAAGTGGGATAGAGCGAGAGACGAAGGAACTAGATTTGACGGCGCTATTAAATTGTATTCTCAAACAGGACAAATTCTAAAAGAGAATGAAGACTTGGCGGATATTATTAAGTTAGCTAGTATTAAATACAAAGATTACAAACAGATGTTTTCTGACTTAGTAATATTCAATCACGATACGAGAACAGCGGGTGAAATAGACAGATTGAGTATAAAGAGTGCTTTTAAAACATCTAATTTTATCATATCAGATTTTAAGTTGTTTGAAGCGGGGATGAGTTATGTACCGAAAGGGAAGGCGTGGTTGAATTATCCATTTGACTATTTGGCTAATACTAAGTACACTAAAATTGCTTTTCAGTTATCATTTTACGCTTGGCATTACGAGAAGTTGACAGGGCAGAAATGCGAGAGAATGTTTATTGACTTAATTATTCCAATAAAAGATTCGGCAGGTAAGGTGGTTGAGTATAAGAACGAAGTAATACCCGCTAATTATATGAAGACTGAGGTTGAATTATTTTTAGGTACATTTAAACAACAGATATTAAACATAGTAGAACCAGTAAAATTATATGAGTTTTAAAAAAGAAATATTCCCACAAGGTAGTCCTCAGCAGTTTGCGTTAGACTTATATTGGGAGTTTAGTGAGTTTGAAAATCTTACTACCGACGAGATTAAAAAGTGTTGTAATATCACATTAAAGAAATTGATGGCAGATTCAAACACAGAGATGAGATTGTATTACGATTTGTGTAGAGATATAATTAAAAAGCGATAGTATATGAGTTATTTATTTTACATTGATAGCAAGAACAATACTGTTCTGCATCCAGAGGTGGTCAAATTATGTCCATCTTTTCGTGCTTTAGATGAGAAGGAAACATTGTTTGTTGTTTTATTTGCAGACTATAATTCTATTTATAAGCAATTCCCCGAACATGAAAGGAAGCGAAAGGCTGTGTGGCACGCATTTTCTGATAATGAAACAGAGCTTGTTGAGTCTGAAAGAATAAGGATTTGCATAGAAGATTATATTTCACTTCAATACAATCCAAAAATTGAAACAGCAAAAGCCTATCAGAAAACAATAGATAAGTTTGTTCAACAAATGATTGAAGACCCTGCGCCTTCGTCGGTTGAAAAGTTAGATAAGGCTATTGATAAGCTTACTAAAAGGATTGACGCAATGAATAACGAAACACTTAGTGACGCTATTGATGACGGTGTTTTAAAAGGAGGAAGAACTAAAAGTTTTATGGAGAAAATGATTTCAAATAAGAAAAGATACGAATCGGTTGTTGGTAAAAAACTATAATTATGGCTCTAATAAAACCTTTTGACGGAACTAATTTTGACCCGTTAAACCCCGCTCACCGTCCACCTTACATTAAAGGAAAGAACTTCTGTCCGAACCCTATTGTAGTCAATGGAATACCAAGATATGCTGATAGTATAGCTGACCCAAAAGTTGTCGGAACGGCAGAATGGGAAATGTTTTGGGAGGAAGAACTAAGGCGTATTCATAACGGTTATCAAACGGGCGGTTATTGGATTCCCGGCAGATATTATTATTATCTTAATTACTCTGTTATTTCGACAGTGGATAGAGGTAATATTACTCTTGACGTCGTTGATATGCACATGGAACTTGCTTATCTTATAGAGTATTGTAAACAGAATGGTAAGAATTTAATGATACCAAAAGCTCGTAGAAAGGGTATATCTGAGGCAACACATAAGATGGTAATTGATTACGGATGGAGATTTTTGTATTCTTATAAGTGTGGTATTGCATCAGGACAAAAAGGATTCGTAAAAGATTTTATCGCTAAGTTAAGATACGGTTGGCAGCATCTTCAGCCTGAATTATATGTAGGAACATTGTTGGATAATAACGATGAGATTATTGCGGGGTTAGAGGAGAAGAACGTACACGGTGCATTTGAAGAAGCGGGAACTAAAAATCAGATATATCTAAAAACAATTCACACTGATGCCACAGGCTTTAAAGGTAATTTCTATAACGATATTATTGTAGAGGAGATTGGTGAAACTGAAAAGTTCTTAGAGTTTTGGTCAGCAACCCGTGAGGCAATGAGTGACGGGTTTGGCAGCCAAGTAGGCTGTGCATTTTGTTACGGCACAGGTGGTGATATTAATAAAGGCTCGAAAGCCTTTAAGGAAGCGTGGTCTAGGAACAAGGGAAGTAATTTTATTGACACAAATAACTTCATAAGATATGTAATTCCCGCTCAAAGATTTTACTTTTACGGAGGCGCTTCATTAAAGAGAAGGGATATTCCCGCTACTTCTGAATTGAGAAAGAATTATAAACCATATCAGTTATTAGGAGTTGAGGATGTTCCAATGTCTTTAGCTGAAATATTAAGAATAAGGGAGTCTAAAAAAGACGGGCCGAGAAAGGGTTACTTGGAGTATATGCAAGAGAACCCAACTAACGAGCAAGAGATTTTTAAGAAGTCTGTAATAAACAATTTTGATACAGTAAAGATAAACGATAGAATGTCGCAGTTGGATGCTGCTGTTCACCCGCCTTGGACTAAGTATAAGTTTGATTACGTTAAGGACGACAAGGGAATGATTAAGCAGCCCGTACAAGTTAAGAAAAGAGTACTAGAATCGCACGAAGACCCAAATATATGTGTATGGATTGCCGATGGCGGAGATTTTACTAATTCTCATATAGGCAGGTACGTTGCGGGTATTGACAGTTACAATATTGACCGTTCAACAGAATCTAAGTCATTAGGAGCAATGCTTGTATTAGATAGGATTACGAAGAAGCCTGTTGCGGCAATTTGTTGTAGACCGCAAAGAAAAGAGATATTCTTTGAGATGTGTATTATGCTTTCCGTTTACTATAAGATGTATTATAATGTGCTTGGTGACGTTGGTAGTGATACTATTATAAAGCACTTTGAGCAAGTCGGCTGTTATAATTACTTAGCAGATAGACCTAAGAAATTTGAATCAGAAGGGAGTTCACAATCACATGAGAAATGGGTGAGATTAACAGATTATAGTAGACCAAGAATGGTAGGCTTAATGCAAGCTCATGTTAATGATTATTGCGACCAAATAGACTTCCCTGAGCTTTTAGATCAATTAGGCAATTATGATGAAGTGGCAAGAGATAGTGATAATGACTTGGCGGATGCTTATGGAATAGCTCTAATGCAAGACATAAGCTGCGAGATAAGACCTAAGAACATGGAGGAGAATGTAGTAAAGAATAGGTTTGAGCTTACCCAATTCGAGGATGACGGCAGAGGAGGCTTGAGAAAGAAGGGGGCAGGAGGAGGCTTGAGGGATATTCAGGAGGATTCTGACTTAATGTGGGATATGTTTGGCCCACCTCAATAGCATATTGAAAACTTGTTTGTAATAAGTTAAAAGATTTATTTAAATTTGAAAAACCATAACATTAAATAGATGTCGTATTTTTTTCCACGTCAAGACGAATTAAGTAAAAATAAAGATGAAGTCTGGTTAAAATCGCATCTCGATTACGCAGAGTCAGTACTAATTTACGGCAGCAACACAAGAGATAGAATGTCCCGTCTTATGATGGGATATAATGGTATCAAGACTAAAGGCTCACTTGATTGGTTGATAAAAAGATACGGAGAGAACGATAAAGCCACTTACATTTCATACCGATTAGGTAGAACAAAAATAGATTTACTTCACGGAGAATTTCTTAAACGTCCGTTAGCAGCCACCGTTACCACTACAAATTCTGAGGCTATGTCTGAAAAGATGCGCCAATACGATAGAATGATGGGCGCTATGCTCGCTAAGGATGAGATAAATACAATCAAACAACATACGGGAGTTGACTTAATGGAAGGTGTACCTATTCCTGAAAGCGAAGATGACCCTGTATGGAAGAAGATGTCGTTTAAAGACAAGGCTGAAGATATGATGCAAATCATTCTTGATAATCAAATGAAAGAGCTTGATTTAAAGAAGAAATTGGCGGATGGTTTTAAGAATTGTGAGATTACAAATTACGTTTACGGACAGATAGAAAGAGTAGAAGATGGCAGTATTGAGTTTTGGAATATAGACCCAAGAGATGCTATTTTTGAAGCTATTGAAGGGGATGATTATATGGAGAAAAGCCCGATTATGGGATGTCGTAAATGGCTTCCTGTACACACGGTTTTAACTAAGTATAAACTTACTTCTGAGCAAAGAGAGAAATTAGAAACAGCGAGAAAAAATCCTTCTGCATGGTGGGGCGCTGATGGTGCAGGTAGAGGGTATATGCGTGATTATAACGGGCAATTAGAAGTTGCTGTTATTCACATTGTATGGAAATCTGTTACCCCTACTTACTATAAAATTGTTTCATCGACAGCTACTCAATTACTTTTAGAACCTGATAAACCTACTCGCAGGTTGGAACTCGATACTATTAAATACGAAAAGAATAAAGATTATCACGATGCTCAGGTAGCTAAAGGTGTATATGAAATTGAAACTACATGGAGAGAAGAAGAATATGAAGCTACTCGTATTGGTGGTATTATCGACATTAATATGCGCCCGACATATTTCCAAAAGCATTCAGCGGATAAACCTTCTCATGTATTATCTTCTACTTATGTAGGGTACGTACACGGAAGAACTGATGGTGTTACGGTATCATTACAACAAGTGGTAGAGAACTTTGAGAACATTTACGACATTGTAATGTATCAGATTCTTAAAGACGT